CAGGCTATCCGCAATATACTTTTGTTGGTAATGAAGGCACAGGTATGAGACGAGTTGCTTCTAATATATTAGCATTTGATTCTTCAGGTGCAGAAAGAATGAGAATAGACGCAAATGGGCGTGTTGGAATAGGAGGGACATCAAGTGGTGCTGGTACTGCAGGGCTAACAGTTAACAATGGAGATATAAGAACTACTGCTGCTGCTTTTGCGAATAAAGAAAATAGTTTTTCAATGTCCCAAGAATCCTCTGGTGGTACTCTTTGTGCGAGAGGTGCAGACAACGGTACTAGAGGTACTATACAACTAACTGTAAATGCAGCTAATGGTGGTAATGGTAGAGTTGGTTTAAAAATAGCTAATGATGGTTCAGTTGATATGGCGTACATGCCTTCAGGTTCAGCTTCTTCTGATGTTCATATAAATTTATCTACAAATAAATTATTTTATGTAAGTTCTTCCCAAAGATATAAAACCAATATTACAGATTTATCTACCTCAACAGCAGATATACTTTCTTTAAGACCTGTAAATTATGATAGGGTTTCTGAAGAATTAACAGGAGAGGTAGGTTTAATAGCTGAAGAAGTTTATGAAATAATACCTCATTTAGTAAACTTAGCAGATGTAGATGGGTTTGATACACCTCAACCTGAGTCAGTTAAATATTCACAACTATCTGTTTATTTACTTAAAGCTATACAAGAACAACAAACAATAATAGACGATTTAAAATCAAGAATAGAAACATTAGAAGGATAGTGATAGACTAATACTTTTAATTAGGAGAATTAATTATGGCAGAAGCTAACGAAAATATAGTAAACGAAGAACCAAAGGTTTTAACACTTACTGAAAAGGTAGATGACAAAGATGTTGAAAAGAAATACCTAATAGAGGATATGTCCGATGAGGGTAAAGTAATTTATAACAAACTAGCCATTATACAAAAACAAAAGAATGACATGGTTACAAATGCACAATTTGAAATAGAAAAAGCAGATGTACTCATTAATCATTTTATGGCAGAGTTAAAAAACAATTTGCCTGAAGAAATGGAAGCTAATGATGAAGATGCCGAAAGTGGAGATAGCAAACCCAACTGATCTCAGTAAGTTGGAACTGCATGAGCAGATATGTGCTTTACGCTATGAAAACATAGAAAAGCGTATGGAATCAGGCTCTACAAGATTTGTTCGCATGGAACAACAGATTTGGGGTTTGTATGCTCTAATTATTGCATCACAGATTATAGGAGCATTTGTCTAATGGCAGGACTTACAATACATACAGAACCATCACAAGAACCTGTAACTCTACAGGAAGTCAAAGAATACTTACGAGTAGATGACTCTACTGATGAAAGAATCATAAGACCTTTTATAGAAACTGCTAGAAGGTTTTGTGAAGAACATACTGGTAGAGCTTTAATGACACAAACACTTATCTTATACCTAGATGCTTTTGAAGATATAGAAGACCCTTTATGGGAAGGTATGAGAACTGGTCCATACTTAAACTATTATAAAAACTATATTGTATTACCGAGATCGCCTGTAGCTTCTGTATCTCATGTAAAAACCTATAACGATTCCGATGAAGCAACTACATTCGCTGCTACACAATATTATGTAGATAATGCAAGAGAACCTTCTAGAATAGTTTTAAGAACTGGTTCTACCTTTCCAACATCACTAAGGGTTGCAAATGCAATAGAAGTGAAATATGTAGCTGGTTACACATCACAATATAATGTTCCTGAACCTTTAAGATTAGGAATGTTACAACACATAGCTTTTCTTTATGAGCATAGAGGAGATATGTATGATGCTAAATTACCTTATCCTCCTATGTTAAGGTCTTTATATTCACCCTATGTAGTTCACAAAGGACTAGGCTCATCTTCCTTAATGGCATTAGGTTAAAATGGCTAACAGTATCGGCAAGATGCGATATAGAGTTAAGGTAGAAAATGCTACTAACACTCGTGATGCAGGTGGTGGATTATCACAGGCATACACACCAGTAACTTTTATTTACGCTAACATTAAGCCAACGAATGCTAATAGTACATATAGACAAGGGGTTGTGTTAGAAAAGGTAACACACGAGGTTACAATGCGATACATGAAGAATATATCTACTAACAGTAGGGTTACTTATGGTAGTCGTAACTTTAATGTTCGTGGGATTATTAATGTTGACGAAAGAGACAGATACCTAAAATTGTTATGTGAAGAAGGGGTAGCAATATGAGTATTAATTTAAAAATTGATAATCTAAAAGAATTTAATAAAAAATTAAATAAACACTTAAAAGATAACAAAGTTAAAGCATATGTAACTCGTGCAACTATGCTAGTACAAAATACAGCTAAACAAAGCATAATGAAAGGCGGTACTGGTATTGAATATAATAAATACCAACCAAAAAGAACACACAGAGCATCAGCACCCAATCAACCACCTGCAAGTGATACAGGTTTTTTAGTAAGTCAAATAACTATGAAAGTTAAAAAATTAGCAAATGGTAGTATAGAAGGAAGCATTATATCAGCAGCACCTTATTCTAAAGCATTAGAATATGGAACAACACAAATGACTGAAAGACCATTTATGCAACCTGCATTAGAAAAAAATAAAAGAAAAATATTATCTTTGTTTAAAAAAGGAATATTAAAATGAGCATAGGTCAGTTTCAATTACAAACTTCTATTTATAATGCTCTTAATGTCAGTGCTATTACATCTACACTATCTTGTGGTGTTTTTGATGAAGTTATAGAAGGAAACACTTACCCATTTATTACATTAGGTGAGGAAACAGCTATTGATTATAGTACTAGCGATCTCAATGGTGGCGAATATACAATCAACATCCATATATGGTCTCAATACAAAGGCTCAAAGCAGACTAAAGAAATAATGGACAAGGTTCACGATTTATTGCATGATATAGACTTAACTGTTACAGGTTTCAATCTGATAAACCTCAGATTTGAATTTAGTGATATAATGAGAGACCCAGATGGTGTTACTAGACATGGAGTCATGCGATTCCGAGCAATAATTTTAGGCACAAACTAATTTTAGGAGAAAAAAATGGCAGCACAGAAAGGTAAAGATATATTAATGAAAATTAATACCACTGGTAGCACTTTTGTTACTGTTGGTGGTCTTAGGTCTACATCAATAACATTGAATGATGAATCAGTAGATATAACTAATAAAGATAGTCTCGGTACTAGAACCTTATTAGCAGGAGCAGGAGTAAATAGTGTATCTATTAGTGGTTCAGGAGTCTTTACAGATTCTACATCTGAAGTACTTGTTAGAACATCATTTGCAGCTCAACAAAATTCATCTGATGGTGCTTCAGCACAAACACCAGCATTTAAAAACTTTCAATTTTTAGTAACTGGTTTAGGTACTTATACAGGCTCTTTTCAGATAACAAGTATTGAATATGCAGGTGAGTTCAATGGTGAAGCAACATATTCAATGTCTTTTGAATCAGCAGGATATATAACATTCGCAGCAGCGTAATATGAAAGAAGTAAAGATTAAGTACAATAAAAGTCTTATTGATGGGTTATTGTATAAAAATTCTTTGACAATACCTGCCGATGTTAAGATTGGCGAAACTCTAAATATTGATGGTGTTGATACAAAAGTATTATCATCACAAGTAAATTTAAGAGATAATATACAAATAATAAATCTTGCAAACGCAAGTAAACCAAAGGAGATCAAGTCAGATGGCGAATCCACTAAAGGGTGAAGTATTAATAACCCTTAACAAAGAAACTTACAAATGCAGATTAACAATAGATGCATTAGTAAAGATTGAAGATGAATTAGATAAAGGCATTTTAGAATTAGCTACTGCAATAGCCGAAGCCAAAGTGCGTATTCGTACACTCTTAGTCGTTTTGCGATATGCCCTTAGAGGTGGTGGAAATGATTTTGATGATAAAAAAGTAGGCGAAATTATTTCCAGTGTAGGAATAGTAGTAGCATCAACCGAAGTAGCTAAACTCTTAGTTGCAACATTAACCGATAATGACTCAGATGAGGAAGAAGATAAAAAAAAAGCAATAGCATGACTGCAACCACAATTAACTGGACAGATTATGTAAAAATCTGTATTGGTATGATGAATATGCGACCTAATGACTTTTGGAATCTATCTCCTCGTGAAATGTATTTAGCTATACAAGGTTTTAAAAGTTTTCATGCAAGTGGTGGGCAGAAAGAAGAACCTATGGATTCAGGTAGATTAGAAGAAATGATGGAGTTATATCCTGATGGCTGACACTATTGACAACCTAGTAGTTCGCATAAAAGCTGATACTAAACAATTACAAAAAGAATTAAAACAAGTACAAGGTAAAATTAAGGTTACTGGTGCAGCTGGTGGTGCAGCATTTGGTGGAATGGCAGGAGCAATGTCAAAAGCTAAAGGCGGTGCATTAGTATTAACAGCAGCTTTAGTAGGTGTTGGTGTTGGAATATCAAAAATTGCAAAGGTTGGTTCACAATTTGAAGATTTAAAAGATTCATTAGACCAAGTTTTTGGAAGTATTGATGCAGGTGATGCAGCCATGAGCAAAGTATTTACCTTTGCACAAACCACACCATTCCAAATAGAAGATGCAACAAAGGCATTTATAGCACTTAAATCAGCTGGTATTGAACCTAGTATGCAAATGCTACAAACATTTGCTGATACTGCATCTGTTTCAGTTGACCAATTAGGAACATTTGAAGCACTGATAAGAATGGTACAAAGGTCAGCTTCAGGTGGAATGGGTCTTGAAGAACTAAATATGATCTCTGATAGAGGTATTGATGTTCTTGGAATTCTTGGTCAAAAACTAAATCTTACAAAAGATGATATAGCTAAATATGGTAAAACTGCTGAAGGTGCAGCAGCAATGGTAAAAGCATTGACAGAAGGTTTAAATGAGAAGTTTGGTGGTGCTATGGAAGCAAAAATGGATAACTTATCCACAAAAACTTCTAATATGACTATTGCTTTTAAGCAGTTAGCAGATGAAATTTTTACTAGTGGATTAGACACAATTTTGAAAAATTTAGCTGATAGATTTACAAACATAGCAAGTGAGATGGCAGAAGCAATAAGACTATCTAAAGGTGAAGCATCATTAGAAGATATGGGGATAATTGAAAGTGATGACCCTGAAGATGCTCTTTTTGGATTAGATGCATTAATTGCAAATACACAAGATAAATTAGATGAAATTGATAGAATAAAAAAATCTCCTGAATTTAAAAAAGCTATGCAAAGTCCTGCAATGGATAGTATAGCTGGTCAATCTTTATTAGCTTCAATGCTAGGTCCAGTTAGTGAAAAAGAACTTAATAACATAATTAAAAGTGCTGAAAAACAAATAAGAATAATAAATAGAAAAATAGAAGATGCTACTACTAAAAGAAAAAATAAAGATGCGTTAGGTGGGGGTGGTGGTGATTTTGTAGCAGGAAATATAGAGGGTTTAATAGAATTCCAAACTATTTTTAAAAAATTATTAGAAGATACAGTTCCAGAAGCTACAAAATTGAAAGACCAAATTGCGTTTATCCAAAAATTAATGGACACAGGTGATGAAAAAGAATTGCAAGGAATTATGGCTTTTCTTGGTGTTAAAGATGTAAAAGAAATGCAAAAAGTTATAGACCACCTAGATGATTTAAAAGGTGGTTTAGAAGAAGTAGTTACTTTTAGTAGTGAAATGCAACAAGCTATAATCAATGCATCTAATGCATTTACTACTGACTTTGTAAATTCACTAATGGATGGTGAAAATGCTATGGATAGTTTTAAAAACTTTGCAAAAAACATTGTCAGTCAAATAATATCCACATTTTTACAAATGGCAGTAGTCAACGAAATACTTAACAGCGTATTTAATTTGAATGGTACGAGCAGTGCATTGCCAACATTTAGTAATACAAAAGCAGGTGGTGGAACAGTACAAGGTGGTTCACCTGTGTTAGTTGGAGAAAGGGGTGCAGAAATATTTGTTCCTAACACTGGTGGTACTATTATGAACAACATGAATAGCAAAAATGCTATGGGTGGTGGTGGCACTACAGTAATTAATCAGTCTATAAACTTTGCTACTGGTGTTGTGCCTACAGTTAGAGCAGAAGTAATGAAAATGATGCCACAAATAGCAGATGTAACAAAAGGTGCTGTTGCAGAAGCTGCTGTAAGAGGTGGTTCATATAGGAGAATGTTACAAGGTGGCTAAATTAATAACAATGCCTAATACGCCAAATTTCGTTAGAAGTAATTTTTCTTTAATAAGAACAGTAGGAATTACATCTTCACCTTTTACTGGAAAAATTAAAACACAAGAATATGATGGTGTGTATTGGACTGCTGAAGTATCACTACCACCTATGCGTAGAGATGTAGCTTTAAATTGGCAATCCTTTTTACTTGATCTCAATGGACCTGTTAATACTTTTAAATTTACTGACCCTGATGCTTTAAGTAATTTGGGTACATATACTACAGCACATTTAACAAGTGAATTGCGAACAAATAATACAAGTGTAACCCTATCTTTTAACAGCAATGGAACACTAACAGCAGGAAGCTCTACATTTAGTAGTACAAAAGTTGGAGACTTTATAGTAGTAACAGGTGCTACAAATGAAGAAAACAATGGAACACACAAAGTTACAACAGTAACAAGTAATACAGTAGTTGTTACAGATGGTGATTTTACAACTGAAAACAATACAGCAAGTTGTAAGGTACGAACCAATGTCAAAGGTGCAACAGGTTTGTGTCTTAGGGCTTCCTCTAGTGGTGCTAGTGGCACTATAAAGAAAGGTGATTACCTAAGTGTACAATCAGCAGCAAATACTACAGGAACACCTGCACAATTAGTAATGGTTGTAGAAGATGCAACAGCTACAAGTGATAGTGGTAACGATTTTTACAGTGTAAAAACACAACCAAAATTAAGGTCTGATTTAGCAACTGGACATTTTGTAGTTTTTACAAACCCAAAAGGTAATTTTAGATTGACAACTAGTGAAATAAGTTGGTCAGCAGATGCAATTTCTAATTATGGAATAAGTTTTTCCTGTACTGAGGTTTGTTAATATGGCTACAAGACAAGGACTTGATGCATCTATAGTAAATAGATTAGGTGCAGATGAACAAGCAATATTTATAGCAGTCAAAGCACAATTTGACACGAGTGTTATAAGGTTGTGGTCAGGTATAGATGACCTAACAATTAGTTCTGAAACTTACACTGGTGCAGGTCAATTGCTATCTTTAAGTAATGTACAAGAATCAACTGAGCTAAAATCTAATGGCGTAACTGTAACATTAAGTGGTATGGACACTACAGTTTTAGATTATGCATTATCAGAAAATTATCAAAATAGATTTATAACAATTTTTCTTGGTTATTTAATGGGTGGTACTAATGAAGTTGCTGGAACATTAACTCTTTTTAAAGGAAGAATGACTACATTGACAGTAAATGATACACCTGATGGTGCAACTATTACTATAGATGCAGAAAATAGATTGGTAGATTTAGATAGACCATCTAACTTTAGATACACGAAAGAATCACAAAATTTTTTACATAGTGGTGATACAGGTTTTAACAGAGTTGCATCATTACAAGATAAAGAAATAGCATGGGGTCAAAGTGGCTATGGTACTGGTGGTGGTGGTAGTGGTACAAGGCGTGGTAATAGTAGAGTATCAGAACAAGAAGCATAATGAAAAAACTAATAAATTGGGAAATTTATTTTGATGATTTTATTAAAGTAAATAAAAATAAATCTTTTGCTTGGGGTTCATGGGATTGTTGTATTTTTAGTAATGCACTTATAAAAAATATTACAGGTGAAGATTTAATACCTAAATCACTGAAATGGAAAGATGAAAAAAGTGCTATGCAATCAATAAAAAAATATGGTGGTACTTTATTACAAAGTATTGAAAAAGCCTGTGCAAAAAAAAATTTAAAAGTAATAGATATTGCATATATAACAAAGGGCGATCTCGTAGTATATAAAGAAGAATCAGAATTAGTAGGTATATGTGATGGTATGAATGTACTTACTCCAACAGATGATTGTATTGGTGTTAAAAATAATCTAAATATTTTAAAAGCGTGGCGTATAGATGGCTAAGCAAATAAAATCAGCGATTGTAGCAGCATTAATGGTTGCAGCTATTTATTATGGTTTAGGTATAGAAAGTACTTTATCTATATTTAGTTATGGTGCTACAGCTTCAGCAGCTATATTAACATTCACTACAACCCTATTAGGCGGTGTCATTGGAAA